TGGAATTGTAAGAGCAGGAACCCTCCAATACCTGGAGGACTGTATTTATATACCGTCTTCTCGGTGTTGGAGATAAACCTCTCCTCTAAATAAAACTTGATGCCCATACTTGCGTATGTTTTCTAACCCGTCATCCCGGGTACATGCTTTCTAATTGAAATCATGTGAATAGAAAGGAGTTCCTTGGAACCTCATGAAGTGGAAATCCTCTGCTATAGCTCTCATCTCTGAGAATGCGACCGTTTGTGCCGTGGTACTATTTCCCTGGACAGCCAGAGAAAATTTTCTAAACCAAACTCCCTCACAAACATCTAAATCAGTGTCAAAGGTGTATGTACTGGATGGGGGGAATAAAAACAAATTATTGGTATAAAATGGTAATTCTCCCTCAGGAGCACTGCCTCCGCCATTGGGGTAAGTTGCAAATTGCAAAGTTCCCTCAAGCGGTACAGATACATATCCAGTAGCTTCTACATCAGACTGGGTAACATCATTGTCTGGGGGTTCCAATTGTAATTGCCAGTAAAAAGGATAGGAAATCACATTATGGTGCACCCCATATCTCACCCGCATACCTCCACGCATACCTAAGTACGCATAGCGAAGATACGAGAAAACATCCCTGATGGGGAAGGATGGTAAAGTGTATACCATATTGTTATCAGGGAAAATAGTTCGTATAATCTTCAAGTATTTTGGTAGAGCCAACGTAGTATTTTCCATAGTGGGGTTGGCAAATTTAACAAATCGCTTTAGGAGTGTCCTGAAGGATTCGACTTGCTCTCCAAAATGGTCCATACTAATGTTCTCCAAACTGGCACTAGACGGATTTAAATCAAACCGCGAATATTCCTGTGAGACTATACATCCAGCAAGCTTGCTTTCTGTATATACTTCTCTTGCATCTGGAAGATTCTCCTCAAGCGTACCGTTAAAATGCATACTATCTGAATAGACATATACATTAACAGATATCGCAGAGGAATCTGGGGACTGTAAGGATGTAAAAGGCACCACGCCAATGTAACCATTGACATAGCCCGGTCCATACGTCTGAGATGATGTGCTGTCCGTGTTAAGGTAAGCGTGCGTGGAACTGGTCATCTTCAACCATTCCCTATACGATGCCCAATTCACTCTCATTTCAAATACTTGCGTTTCTTGTATGTCGATAACACGCATAAATTGCTTGTTCATACTCAAAGACGCATTAATAATATCTATCTGATTGTGATTTGGTTCAAAAAACACCGCTAACTTACCACGGTGAAAAGACGAGCAAACAACTTCAAATCTGAAAATTATGTCTCCTCTCCAATACTTAAACAAGGCACCAACAAACGCCATAGGCGTTGGTTGATAGTACCTTATATTAGCCACCTCATAAGAAGTAGTTAACATTGGATTGACGACACACGTATAGATTATATCCGTCATCGCTTCGTCTGCGTCGTCCCATGTAAATGTTGTCAAATAGCATGGTCGACTTAGGATAGATGAAAACAACATCTCGTCTTCATCACCTCCCATGACTCCGGGGATCACCGCAACCTCTTGTTTTGGATCCCACGACATCTTGAAGCCAGAAAATCTTCCTATCGCCTGTGCACCATTAGAAACCGGCATCCACTTAACAATGTTCACTTCCTGATCAACTACAGGTTGCGACCACCCCATAAGGGCTGCCAATTTTCCTACCCCATCTGCCACCATACTAGATGCCTTGGCATATGGAGCCAACGTGGGCACATATTCCCCTACTGATAAGAATCGCGATACGTTGGAAGCCATACGTTCTATGGGTCCTGTCTCTCTTTCATCTGGTTTTGATTCTGTCGTCACAGCAATCTGTGTAGCAGTGTTTGTTCCCAACTGCACATTTTCCATCCAGGCATAAACCTGGATTTGAATGGGTGTTGAAGTCGCATTCACAGCTGACACAGGATTGATAGAGTACAACATAACATCACCAGTATGTGCCAAATCATCATAACTCGAGGAGCTGCCTATAGCCGCCGTATCCTTATTAAACAACCTAAACATAGGTTTGGGCGATATAAAAGGAATATGCAACTCAAGAGGCTTATTCTCGTTGATATTAATGATGGCAGATCCAGGAGCCTGCGACAAATAATTTATCAACATAGGACGAAAATTGGTTTCCAGTGCCACCATATCTAACAAATGCTGGAGCGTTGGGTTATGCTCTCCAAATGGTTGATATGAGGCGAGTAATCGCCCATAATGAAACGGGGTACCTGCAACGGATATCCTAACCCTCAGATCCGCCTTCAAATATGCATAATTTCGCAACTTTGCACGGACTGCTGGGGTTAGTGTAAAGAGATCCCAAACTGGTATATCCAAGCCCACATTCGATCCTGGGGATACTGTGGTTCTGTAAATTTCCACAGGACGGGAAAGATACTTCGCCACTGACAAAATCTCCCTTTGACCTTGATCAGTTTGCATGGTGGTACCTATGGTAGTCTCCTCGATTTCTGCTCCACCCACATCCAGGAAGTTCTCATTCGTCCTAGCCGTAGTAACTTCTCCCATAGTTCCCAAGGAATCCATTGGAGCTGACTCAACACGCGGCTGAAACTTCCCTTTCCTACGAGAGAGAATGAGCTGCTCCTCCTCGTTTTCTTGCGCTATACGCGCCTTCAAAGCTTCTATCAAGAGAGAATTCTTCTTCTTCCCAGGATGTCTAACTAGTCGATACCTCATATCAGCACTAGTAAGATTCCTGTAGGTTCGGAGAGGATCTTCTTTCTCTTCTAGCTCTCGCTTCATGATAGGATGAATCTTATTTCCTTTCATTTGCCATTAATTCATTATTAACCTAATGCCCCGGCAACAAGGCAAAAAGCGTAGTAGCATTCATGTTCTAATTGGGCAGAACACGACTAACTGGGCAGACAACCACTAACCCTCCTATTTACGCATACGATTAAATAGCACACGTGCTACGTATGTACTACAACCTAAGTGCGTAACTACATCTAAGACAGGCAAACAACCTCCTGAATACCCTGTTTAACGTGGAGGCACCACGGAATGAATTAACCAAAAACTCTTTCTTCTATCTCGGCATGAGAAGGAAGTTCAAACCTATCCCCCTCTTCCAGATAGCTATCAGAAAAAGTTTTGGCCAACTCATCACACACCTTCTTATGTTCATCCTCATTAAGATGGAAAAACAATTCATAAGCGGCTGAACACAATGCAGATTGCATTCTTTCAGCTACAGTTATAAACTTAGAAGGTATGAATGTCACTAAGCTCTTATATATTGAACTTAGATCAATAGGAGCAATCCATCTCCCGTATTTCTCCGAATAATTGAAAGTTCGTTTCAAAAACGTACACTCTTCAATTTTCAGGAAATCTCCCATGGTACTTGACTTAGAGGCACTTGTATACTCTATACCATACTCCTCCTCGCAAAACTTCTGATAAGTATTATTATTAAAAATATTACTAACAGCTTGCTTAACGGAAGCCAAGATATCATCACCCAACGTGCATGGGCATACGTAGTCAAAGAAGTCTAACCTTTCATCCTTAATAACACTGTACCAGAAATACATTAGCATGATCAGATTCCTTAGACTATTGTCTTCAGCAGTACCATACTTACCGCTACCCTGCAACCCAGATACCATAAATACATCACACAAAAAGTCAATGATTGGAAAAAGCGAATCACTCAACAGCGCCATCACAATTTTCAAAGCTTCGTCATTATAACCAAAGTGCTTCAGTACATTATAGATAACTTGGTTGGCTCCTGCCCCAATGTCAAAAGGCATTGATGTGTCAAATTCCTTGTAATCACCTTCCATCTGTAATTCAGAAAAGTCCTTAAGGATTTTGGCTACCTTATTGGCGTCTCTATAAATGTTTATACCAATGGCACATTTAAAAACATCGCTATGCTCTTGCATAAGAGTATAGAACGGTGCCAAAAACATGCGGGCAACAATTAGTTCGGGAAGTGCCAAATTATAGAAGAACCTAGTCTTACCTGATTGACATTTTTCAGCCGGGCGAGCCTCATCTTTAAGATTCACAGTCATGCGAAATCCGGATGCCTTGCCAGACTTATACTCTTCAAGTATTTGCCTGACACGCTCTCGAGCCTCCCCAGTCACTTCTCTAACGATCTCAGGATCAGTTTCATCACTAACAATTGGCATGTGCTTGGCTTTGCCCCCCTTGAGGTTCCACCCAGCAGATGTAGCTGCATTCATGCGCCTTAGGAAAGCGTCCTCCTGCACACCATTGATAGCCGCTTCCATCGTCAATGGGGACAACTTCTTAACTCCTCTCCGAGTAAGCTCATCTATTAAATGTTTAGTCAATCGCTTCACGACTTTCGACATGATGAGAGGATTCAAGCTCTTCTTCTTCTTGGCTACCTTTGCGAGACCTATATTATAAGGAGAAACATATTCTCCGTTAATTCTATGAGGCCTCATCATTGGCTTACCAAAATTGTTCCCATCTATATATCCAAAGTGATTAAAGAAAATTTCCGCAACTTCTTTCGAACATTTCGTGGGAGTGACTCGAGATTTGGAAGGCAAGACTATGTCTCTCTGCTCTCTGCCCAGATAATACAAATTAGACATATCTAAGTAGTTTACTGAGGACTTTATGGTAGGCATTAACATGGATTCCAATTGTAAGTTTCCTGGTGATGCTATAGGCAGTGTCGTCCTCTGCTTATTCATCCTGGCTATACCTTCCAATACGCTCTTCAGCGAAATTAATACGGAGCAGCCTTCTTCACCGTCTCCTGCTGCATGTATTCCCATTATAGCCTGACCATTGCCAACGCTTCCGATTAATGGAAAGCCACAATCTCCAATCTTATGCTCGGGATACTTATATGTATACAATTTGCTAACGTAAAAGTCACCATTGTCACTATTTTTCATCAAAATCTTGCCAGAAAACAAATTCGCTTTTATATTTCTCCCTTTAAACCTTCCGTAAAAAGAGGGTACAGGGTTTTCATATGAAGGAAAATGTTTGGTGATATCCCTAAAGCGTTCTCCACGAACGGAGACCAATGTCAGATCCTCACCTATTGATGTGTATCCACTCTTATCAACTAGCACCTCACAAAATCCACGTGAAAAGTCTGTTGACAGACCAGTTCTATTGACTTGCAAAACAAATTTCTCACTATTCATCAGTGCGTGTGTATTAATAATAGCATAATCTCCTGCGACGCCTAAGATATGAGTAATCATCTTATTTCCATTTTGACCAATAACCATACACGTCTTGACATTCCTGCCAACCATGTTTGCGAAACTATCTATATCACCCGTATAATAGGGAGCCTGCTCGAGATGCGTCACAGTATTCCAGATTTTTGTCCCTTGAACAGGAAATCTCTTATATGACCTCTCACAGCCGGCCTCATCTTCAATTGAGTTTATCGCCTCCGAGTGCTCATCAACATTTCTAAACTCGGTACGGGCTTCAGGAAAGGTGTATTTTTGCTTGGGACGCGTCCACGTATATGCTAACCATGCGGTAGCTCCTACTCCAAACACAGCAAGACTCTTCTTTGCCCAGCTCTTATTTTCTGCCCACCATTGTGACTCTACAGGGTTGTGCGTTTTAAGCCAACCTACCCTGTAGCACCACTGAGTGTGGTAATAATCCCTGGTCTTAGTTAAATCACGCTGTACATATCGCTTGGCCAATTGTCCCCAAAGTTTCCACCTGCTGAAACATACTATAGGAATCATCAACATAGGTAAGAACAAAAATATCCTATCTATCCAGAACAATACCAACGAAGCAAACATAACCACATAGTCAATATAGACGAGGTCGTCGCTTTTCTCCATTGGGAGTAGCGCCGTAAAAACAAGTAGCAGTTGCATCACACTGTAAAAAGCTGCCATTTTCGTTGCATCACATATTACCCACCACACGTCCTGAAAATCATCAAGCGCTACGCTAATGCGTTCTTTACACACATTGTACATAACACGCATAGGATCAACTGTTAGCGCTTCAGTACGGCAACGTCTAGTTACTACGCTCTGTGGTAAACCAGCGGCATAATTCAAAGCATCGAAATTGTCAAGCTCAAAATCATAAGCAGCACGAGAACGTAACGTGGGAACGGGTGTCTTAGGTTTATAATCCTTTCTCAACAAGCGAAATCCGTCTGTACGTCTAATAGGCTCTTGGTCATCGGGAACATAGTCCCTAACCTTATCACCATTTTCCAATGCTTGCATCAACTCATATTGTTGATTGAAGTGTTTTCGTGCTAGTGTTCTAAGCACACGTGTCAGCTCATAAATGTCAATGCCATCCGCAATAACATCCAGTTCTGTGTCACGCACACCTTTAGCTAAATGCTTATACACTGTAAAACGATACCTATTCAGCACCCAGCCTCCGGCCTCAAGGGACTTTTGGCTATCAATCTCATTGGAACCATCTTTCCTATATTGAGGCAACACAGAAGGTCTAATAAATATTGGTCTCCTCTTATGTGCAGCTGGGTTTCTATTGGCGAAATGTACTCCTAAATCCTCCGTGTTGGTGTCCATGCCTACAATCAGAGGATTCGCTCCTACAGTCCCTTTCTTATCAAACGCCATGTCTAGTAGCATAGGGTTATTGTCTATCATCGCCGTATACTCTCTACCAAGCTTGGCACCACTCGTCAAATAAGCTTTCTCTGTCTCATTACCAAACTCCTTATAATGGATGCCAGGATGAGATAGAGGGTTATATCCCTCGAAGTAATCACTAGTCATAACTCTATAGTACACATAACATGTTTCATAGTCAATGCCTAATACACCGAAGAATACCTCATAGATATAATCAAGTAAGATACCTTTACCAATACCAGGATCCCCTACAAGGACAAAAGGTAACGGCGAGATACGCCTAGTGGTTGTAACTTTCATCATCATATTTAGATACACTTGATTCAAATCTAGATGCACTTTCATGAAGCGCTTCCTTATGGGATCGCTCTTGGACATTACATCCTTAAGTGTTCTCATTCCCGCCAGAGTAGATACCGCCTTGGTGCTAAACTCTGCCATGGAGATATGACCTTCAATGGGTAGTCCCGGGTATACTTTATCCTGCATATACATTAACTCCTCAGCTTGCGATATGAGTTGCTCAGCTGGGGCGTCCGACATCAATGCAGATGTAATAGACTCACCATTATAAATTCTCTCGCTAAATCGCAACATAGATATTATTACCTCATACGACTTTGCAATCAAATCTAAAACGCTCATCTTGGCGGGTTTGCCTATCACCTCATACAGTTGCATAGCAACGTCTTTACTAAAAAGCTTAAACGAAACCAAACCCATCAAAAACTCAAACACAGGCTTCAATAGACCTCCATTAAACACCTTAGAAAAATTGCTCTTTACAGCTTCAGCTGTATCCGACCAACCTTCAGTAAAGTATCCTGAGAAATTTTCTGCCAATGTGTGTAGTTCCACTATACGATTGACAATAAAACGCTGTATATAACCCGCCAGCTCCTTAATGCCGGTGATTTCCAGTGCCATTGCTGCTTGCCATATGGCTGCAGCCACATCAGCTACTGATCTGGATCTTGTCAACTGATACACGAACACACCAACGCTTCCCATGATGCTCACAGCGGCAGAATCTTGAATTGTACTCAACAACTCATTTAAGAATTCTGCATAACCACTACTGTATTTGGAGGCATCTACAAACTCACTCCTATAAGCGGGTTTGTCGTCATAATTATATGGCAATCGATATTTCTTCGAATGATCGCCAAATAATCGCGACTTAACTTGCTCAAGGGTCGGCTTGCCGTTATAAAACTGCATAGCCTTGAACTTGAGTTTTTGCAAAAATGCCTCGTCCTCTGCTTCAGGATCATCAATTTTCTCTTCGACGTCCGCTGACTCACATTTGTACTTACGTTGAACTCTTTTGTTGGAGAGATCAAACATATAGTCGCTGAGTTCTAAATCATCACTACGTTGCCGTCTTGATTGTACGCGGACTTTCTCCTCGTCTCTGCGTTTAAGCTGCAAATTTTTCTTCTTCTTCTGCCTATACGCAATTTGGCGACGCACGACGCCTTCAGGGATGCCCATTTCCGCTTCCATTGCTTTACGCTCCTTCTTATTTGGCGCTTCAGCAAGTTCATTCAAAAATTGATTGTCGAAATGACAACCTGTTAATTCAACTGGGCAACCTTGTTCTACGTCATCAACACAGTGTTCACACATAGAGTCAGTTACTCTTTTAGACTCTACATCAAACTCTGCGTAATCAACCCATACGCCGTCTACTTCTCTCACAAGAGGGGGAACCTCATCAGGTAACTCCTCATCACTACTAACATTCATGAGAGTTGCTGGACGATTAATCGGCCTCAACGGAGTATAGAATAATGAATTGTCATTCGGTAGGTATCTGACACGCCTCATAGAAGCGCGCCAAAACTTATACGGCAAGTCATCATACTCCTCATCATCCTCCATAGTCTGAACGAATTCAGATTCTACAGTACATTCCTTGATCGTAGGACCATCATTACGCTTGCGCGACTTCTTGGTCACTACCTTCCACTCATTACTACAAGTGGTATTATCAGGGGTCACTAGGCCTGAAACTGTCTTTTTATTTTTTTTCTTTTTCTGGACAGTATTATAAGTGAAAACTGGAACAGTAGCATTCTTTTCGTGAGGCTGTTCATTTCCCTCATTAAACTTAGGCAAACTCGTTGATGGGATAGTCATTGTATTTGCATGTTAGTTTAAACACCTCTAGACCGATTTACGACTCGGTCAAGGTGACGGTTTAACATCGTTTGTTGTTGTGGCACACCAACAGCAGTGCTTATACTGGTCCTAGTAACCAATAGCCATTTAATACTCACCACTATAAACATAAACTAGAATGTTTATCGGCACACAAATTATTTAATCTGCAACGCAGACAAGCTTTCATGTACGATCAAGCTCTCACCAACATTTTGGTGGCATAATGCGTCTAATCAGTGAATTCCGTCTGTCACAATCATATTAATTGAAATTACGTGACCATCGTAGACATCACTTTGAAGAACTACTGTAAAGAAAAACATTACTAGGTAAAACCGTTCACCAGAATTCCATTACAATATGTATAAATACTACTTCCTAGGAAGTTATGTTCTAGACACATGAGTATCCTACGGTAATCGACTTACAAGCCGACACCCGGGAGTTAATAAACTCCTATTAGAATCGAATACATCCGTCTCTTGGATGTTGAACGCTACACATAGCGCTCCTCGAGACTTTAAAATAACCTTATCCGTCATCACGGACAAGTGAGATCAGCATACTACAAAACCAAAAGGTGAAATTCGTATACAAATTTCGAGACTATACGTCCCAGTGCAATTTTTACACCATAGAAAAAGCTAAAATGCTTAATAACAAAACCAGATATACTGCTCCCTAATCGGGAACAGCATACGTGGTATTTCATTACAAATCAAAACCAACTATTGTCATCCTGCATCATACTTCGTGAGCAGGTAGAGAGTCATCAGTTATTGAAATATAACATATTCGTTACCAAGCGCGCGGGTCACCCCGCG